ATGCTTGTGCTACTGGCGGTATGTGTAATCCAAGAACAAAAGCTAATAGAAGACTGCACCGCGACCGAAACCACACGCCAAGCAACGCCGGTGTGGATGTACTTCGGCAGTGGTTTATTCATCCCAGTCCCGCGTTCCGAGCACCTCTATGTCTGCCCCAACAACCGCACTCTTTGGCGCTAGCCGCCCCCGCCCGGTGTGGCGCGTCATCACCAACAATGGCGAGCTGCACCTCCACGCCCCAGACCGCCGCGAGGCCACCCTCTGCGGCCTCGAACTCCTCGGCCCCCACGCCCACCTGATCCGCTGCTCCCTCCTAGAGCAGTGGGCCTAGCGTGCTAGAGTAGTCGAGTACAACCACACCCCATGACACACAACACCCCTACCCAGTGGTGCCGGGACCCCCTCCCCGCCGATGCCCGTGGGTGGTACGCATTCAAGCGTGCGAACACCCCCACCTCTGTAAATACGTGCGTATTCAACATAGCGAACGGACTAGCCTTGTTTGACGTCGTACCTGATGGTTCCGAACATGCCGGCCCATTTGACTCGGCGGAGGAGGCGTGGGCCTACGCGGACCATACTCAACCAGAACGTGTGAGCGAGGCACCCGCGGCAGAGTCCACACGCCGCAACTCCCAGTGGTACGTGTACGTCTTCCGGCAGACAGGCGAGTTTGAGCTACGCGCATACGCATTTCCATCATCTGTGCGAGAGCTTCTTGACGCAGATGAATACGGCCCGTTCTCGTCGAAAGAAGCTGCCGTGCATTGGGCCGCCATGAAGCCGCTGGTAGAGCGACCACTCGCGGCAAAAGATGGTGCGAAACCCCGGATCCCCGCCATGGCACCACCGCGCCCCCGCCTCGACCTACTCCCCACCGCCCCCTTAGAGGAAGTGGCTCGTGTCCTCGCCCACGGCGCCGAGAAGTACGACCCCTACAACTGGTGCAACGGCACACGATGGGGCCGCTGCTACCGCGCCCTGCTGAGCCACGCCTGGGCCTGGTGGCGCGGCGAAGACACCGACCCCGACTCCGGCCTCTCCCACCTTGCCCACTGCATCTGTAACCTCCTCTTCCTGATGGAGTACCAGCGCAATGGGTGGGGCGAAGACGACCGCTTCCGCGGCCCCACCGGCGCCGCATTCAAGAAGAACGACGGAATGTAGTAGGACACCCGCATGACCCTTAAACAACTAACCGAACGTATTGCGGGATGGTCTGTCTACATCATTACAATCCTGTATGTTGTCACTGTGATAAACATGCTTGTACAAATTGGGATCCGCGAACTCGGCGGAGTACCAGTCCTCAGAACCGCCCTTTTCACCCTTATCCGTAAATAGTGGATCGCACCGACGCCCTAGCCGCCCTGCGCCGCTCCAAGCTGGTACGTGACGACAGCGGCCCCACCCGCGTCTACCGCGACTCCGCCGGCAACGTCTACAACTCCGTCACCACCATCCTCGGAGCCACCGCCGACAAAACCAACCTCGACGGATGGGTCGCTCGCCAAGACCGCATCTACGGCCCCGGCGCCGCCGCCCAAGACCGCACCGTGGCCGCCACCCGCGGCTCCCAAGCCCATTCCCAGGCCGAGTACCTCCTCAAGACCACCAACAAGGTGGCTCGTGCCACCGCAAACCGCCGCGGCGTCCTGCGCATCGACGCCCACGGCCTCCCCCACATCCCCACGCCCATCTTCCGCTGGGCAATGGAGCGCACCCTCCCCAACCTCCCCCCGGTATCGCTCAGCGCCAAGGGTTACGCCCGGGGCCTAACCGAGTGGATCGCCGGGAACGTTACCCAGTGCCACGCCTGCGAGTTCTCCATTCACCACCCCGCCGGCTTCGCAGGCACCGCTGACGCCCTCCTTTCAGTGGTGCCCACCGACGAGATCGAACTGGGCGCCCCCTTGGTGGTTGACTTCAAGACCTCCGCCAACAAGCGCGGTCCCGACCTCCTAGCCGACTACACCCTGCAGCTCGGCGCCTACTCGATGGGTCTGTACTACCTCACCGGCCTCCGCCCAGCCGGTGCCCTGATCGTGGTCGCACGCCGCGTCGGACCCCCCGATCTCACATTCATAAGTCGATCGGACCTCACCATCGCCGAAGCCGGCTTCCTAGAGCGCCTCGACACATTCAAGGCCATTCAGGGCGAAGCCCAAAAATCGCATTCATAGCCGGATTGTGCATTCATGGGGATGCCATGGCCCGCGATGGTTCAGCCTGTGCGGGCGCCGCGGGAATGAGAATCATTCTCAATCGCAGCGCAAAGAAAGGGCCCCCACGGGGAACCGTAGGGGCCAGGGTGGTTCAGGCTGTCGGGCCCGCTAAAGCATTATCGCGCTCAACCTTGTGAATCAGGCAAACATGCGCCGCACGCTCAAACGTGTGGCAGGATCCTATAGCCTCTCCGCAGAATCTAGGGCAGTACATAGGAACACTGTAGCCGCAATACTCTAGGTTGACTGTATAGCGGGCATCGGAGCGCACAGGGCGCCACACTTGACCGACGCGGTGGGCAGTATCAGCGGGCATAGGAAGGGTGGGGGAATGGGTGGATTAGGGGATCGGTCAGCCCGGTACAGACAAGGCGTAGTGGGTATGGCGGCACGGTGCGCAGCAGAAAACCCCGCAGGCTCACAGGGAACCTACGGGGCCGGGGATGGTAGGGGAAGGCTTACCCGTTAAGGTACGTCATCACGGCTTTTCGCGTCGGTTTAATTCCCACGGCGCGGCAGGCTCGTTTGATGCCTTCCCCTTCCAGGCTGGCTGACCCCTTGGCCAGCGCTTGCACCATATCGCGTGCAAGGTCGGCCGGCGTGGTACGCGTTCCGACGAACCTGTAGTTTGCGTCACACTTAAATAACTCAGTGTACGCTTCGAGCAAGTGACCGTGAAATGTGGCAGCAGGATCAGACATTAGGAAAAGGTGGATAGGGGAACGATGATGAGAGACTATGCGGCAGAAAGCAAGGTAACCAGAGCGTCCCGACAGGCTGTAGGTGGATACCTATAAACGCTGATTAGTCCCATACGCTCCAGGGAATCGACAATACGGCGATTCTTTGCCGTCCGGTAGTTAAAATGTACCGGCTTGCCAGCGCGAACAAGAAAGGCTATGGCGCGTTGTTGTAGGGGTCCTAGTTTCATGGGAAGAACCGGCAGACAGCCGGGCGAAGGGTGGATTAGAGGTAAGCGCTGTCGCGCTCTACAACGTCGCCGTAGCACGCTACGCGATAGCGGCCGTCCGAGAATCGTATGATTGTGGGGGTGTAGGGATCGCCGACGTTCAAATAATCGAAACCGTAGGCTTCCGTGTAAGTGTCTTCTTTGTGGGCAATGTACTCTACGCCAAAAGTCTCCGCTACGGCGTTAAGAACATGTAAACGGATATCGTATGTCTCAGGGGGGTGATAGCATTCCGCGATTCTGGCGGCTCCGGCGGGGTGCTGTGCGAGCTGTGAGCGCTTCATCTCTAGGACTTTGCGCAGTTCTTTTCCGTGGCCAGGGAAAGCGGTTTCTAGAGTCTTGGCGGATGGGAGCATGGTGAGAAAATGAGAAAAACTAGGTGGGGACTGGGTTTCGTGGTGAGACAGGATGCGAGCCTGTATCACGAGGCTAGGCGTTGGAGCACATTGAACCACCTAAGCGCCGCTTTGCTGTCGTCATTCGAGACAGCCGCCGCGTATTGGCGTTCCGCCTCTGCTGCAAGGTCTATCGCCCCGGTATCGGTGCGGGCAATATCGGCAGGGGGCTCACCCGTGCCAAGCATGGCGCGGGCGATGGTCCGGTACGCGGTGGCGCGACTGACACCGAAAAAGGTCTGCAGCGATTCCGCTATTTCCGGCCTACCGTCGCCGTTTGCCAAGCACCGTGCGGCAAACTGCGCCGCTGTCTCTGCAGTAAGATCACTCGCCATAGATTGCCCCACCGTCGCCGATGTAGCAGCTAAGCTCATCGAAACTATGGGCCAGGGTGGTTAGCTTACTTGCCCACGGTTCTAACCATCGCCCGGTATCCCAAAAGCCCGCGCCGTGATGGTTCCGGGTAAGTATAAAATCGTGGGCGGCAGCATTCCAGGCGTCGCCTTCACAGTCTGGATGTAGCATCATCGCCCTATGTTCTTCCGCGTCAAACCCTAGCGCTTCCGCCCTTTCGCGGAAGCTATCCCAATCTGCTGTAACCTTAGCCTTAAGACTATCGGATACGGGATAATCGCCAGAGTCTAGTGGGTTACGTTCATCATCGGTCTCTGACCATAGAAGCGCGATTAGCGCATGTTCGGCTGGCATCATGGCTTGTTTTTTTGTGGTGGGATTGCGGTAAGTGTGCTAGCGGCGGCTCAGAACTCGACAGCGTACAGATCGGGCGAAAGCGCCATAACGTAACGGGGCACAGTATTGGACAATTCCGCCTTAACGGCCCACTTTATTGCCGCGGCGATCGGTCCATCGGTGAAACTACCATATACTGTGCCCCTTTCGCGGTCCTTTGCCTGCCATCGGGAACCCTTACAGTTCGTCTGGCCCATGTAGCGGACTAGCACGGCAATACCGTTAGTTCGTACACAGGCGCCTGTCCATCGCTCTGCGATGGGCCCATCGATTCCGGCTTCCCTGCAGGCTTGCAGCGCTCCCTGCAACCAGGCGTAGCACTCTTTAGCGCTTAGGCTATCGGACAGACGCGTGATGGCACCTCCTCCCTCTATGGTGCGTTCGATGGCGTAGCCGTATATGGTACTATCTACAGATATGTTCCCTATCTGCGACTGCCCGTCTTTCCATTGTGCGGGCGGTCTTCCTAAGGTGATAGATAGAATCCGGGCGAGATTGTCGAGAGTCTTTAGCGTGATGCGGTGGGCCATGGTTTGGGATCTCTTGCGGTGGTGGGGATGCTTGCTATATTGGGTTAGGTGGGAAGTGCTATCCTTTTTCTCCTAGGGTGATGAAGGCCACGGTGCTACTACCGTAGGGTCGCAGTTCAAACCCCTCACAGCCCCCTAGGTGGCTCGTCTTACAGCGGACCCCCGTAAGTCCTAGCGCAGCCTTACCTGCCCTAACGATGGCGCGGTCTGTCGCATAGGTGGGAAGCTCACAGCACCACGTAAGAAGGCGTGGCGCGTCGGTAGCGGTCTTCATGGCAGCAGATAATGACGGGTGGAACGGTCGGTAGGGGCGCCACCTAGCAGCGTGGCGCGGGCTTCAGTGGAGCGCTGCAACATGCGCACAGCGTCGCACCCCAGGGAATAGCCCAGACAGCCGACCATAAATGCGAGCACAGCGACGGCTGCCAGGGTGGTACGGGGGCCGCTCACTGCGCCCCCCGTTCGGCTTGCGGTTTGCGGGCATGAATCACTCCGGCATCCAGTAGCCGGCCATCTGGCAGCCGGAATAGCTGGCTTGACGTGAAACCGGTAGTGGTTCGGCCCAGCACGCTGACGCGCCCTTCTAGGTGGTAACCAGCCTCTCTCAGCGCGTACAAGGTACGGGACCCGTACAGGGTCACAGCTACAATCGAAGAGAAGGGCCCCCAGTCGTACGTCAGGCACGGCGCCACGAACCGGACGGGAAGGTGCCAGGGGCCGATCTTTTGGAGATCGCCGCCGCCATCTTCTAGGGTGGGGCGCACGTAGGCGATCCACTGGGCTTCAGTGATGGGAACGCAGCCGGGCTCAGCCGGTAGCGTCAAGGGTGGGAGCTTTCGCCGGGTGGTTTGCATGGCCATCACGCAACCCCTGGAGTGGTTTGCGCTGCAGCGGTGGGGGCGGCATACTCCAGCCCCATGGCGCCGGCAATACGCTGTAGTCGCTCGACTGTGTACTGCCGCGTGCCCACTAGGTCGGACTCTCCCCGTTCGGCCGCACGCTTTAATTCCTGTTGCATGACGGCCACGTACTCCACAATGGCGGTAAGGATCTCGCCATTGTCAGCGTAATACACCAGTTCTCTACGGTCGGTTTCACACCATAGGTCGCTGACCGACAACATGCCGGAAGACAGCGAAACATGGGCGCCGCCATCAAACCGGTGAGTGGTTACCGTTGTTCTGGTACTGTCCGCGTGTTCCCGCCGTTCTTCAGTGGTTACGGTGCGGACTGTGAGGCTGAGCATGGTTCAGGGTGGAGAGTGGCGCGGGTCGGCCTTGCCTCTCGCCTCTCATTCTAACCACACTTCCCGCCGGATGGCAACCTAGGTACAAGGGAGGCACTGTGAGCCGATGGGAGAACCTGTACGGCGTCGGTTTTCAGTGATGGAGACCGCGGAGCAGATAGACACGGTGCGAGGGTGGCTCTCTGATGGACTGCGGCCATACGAGATCCGTGCAAGGTGCGGCGAAACGTGGGGCCTGAAGACACGAGCGGCAGAGAGCCGCATTGCGGCAGCACGCCAGGCAATGGTGCGCGATATTGACGCGATCGATCGCAAGGAGCTTGCAGCGCAAGCGCTAGAGACCTTGCTAAAGGTGCAAGAGATGAGCTTGCAAACGAAACAGTGTAGTAACGCCATCGGATCCACACGCCTAATGCTGGAGCTTGCGGGGATCTTGGGGCGCACCAACTAGGGTGCAGTGGTTAGGACCGTCAAGCCGCTGCAAGCGTGGCGCGGACGCGGTAGCGGGTGACACCTAGGTGGCTCGCAATCTTGCGTTGTGGCCACCCATAGGCGGCCAGGCGTCGGATCCGCTGATCTCGTGAGAGCGTGGCGCAGTCCAGCACGATCAGGGGGAGCGTGAGGGCCACTAGGGCCCATAGCAGGGTGGTTAGGAAGGCACAGAGAATGGGGCGCATGGCGGAGCGGTCGTAGTGGGGGAAGGGTGAGAGGGGGGAAGGGTGGGGCGGGGTGTCTGTCGTGTGGGGTGTGTCTGCCGTGTGGGGTGAGGGTGTCTGCCGTGCGGGGTGAGGGTGTCTGCCGTGTCTGTCGTGGTGCGGCTGGCGCAGCGCTGTACTCTCTCACCCACACTGCCCCTAGGCATCCCCTCAAACATGCCCCACGGGCCAATAATCCAGGAAGAAGTCTTCCCGGTCCACCAGACAGACCGCGGCACCATCGCACACCCCACGGGGGCGCAGCCGGAAGGAGTCGGTCGTAGGGTCGTATCCGACTACGATATGTTCTGAAGCGTCGGCCGTATCAGCCACGATGGTGGCGATAGTGGAGAGAACGCGATCCATGGCGTGTGGGTGGTAAGGGGCATCTGCTCTCCCTTACCCTCACAGTCTAGCACACACTGACGGCCGCCGCGTGACCCCCCGTTACAATTCGTAACCCTCCCCCCACGGCGATGGCGGGGGCGGGGGCGGTGCTACCCAGCACTCTCCGGTCAACCCCATTTTGAACTACCCTCACACTCTACCACCCTGCCCCCTACCCCCCGTTACATTGCTATGCAAGAACTCCCCCAAGTGGTATGAGCCTGCTGGCCCGAATCCCCGCAGGCGGCTGCCTCACCACCCCCACCAGCAGTGGAACGCGCTGCACAGACGCCCTCGATAAACTCCGCCCCCGCATCCTCGACAGCCTGATCCCCCACCAACGCGACTTCTGCGTGGATCGGGACACCAAAATCCTCGGCCTCTGCGCCGGCTTCGGCGCCGGCAAGACCCGCGCCCTATGCGCCAAGGTCATCATCCAGGCCACCTACAACCCCAACACGGTCATGGCCGTGTTCGAGCCCACCAACATAATGATCCGCGACGTGTGGCTCCGCGAGTTCGACCTCTTCCTCGAAGAGTTCGACATCCCCCACGACTTCCGCGTCTCCCCCCAACCCGAATACACCATCCACACCCCAAGTGGAACGACCTCCCTCCTCTGCCGCGCCACCGAAACCTTCAACCGCATCCGCGGCCAAAACCTCTCCTTCGCCTGCGCCGACGAAATCGACACCTCCCCCCAACTCATCGCCGAGAAAGCCGTCGAAATGATCCTCGCCCGCCTCCGCGGTGGATCGCTCCCCCAACTCGCCCTCGCCTCCACCCCCGAGGGCTACCGCGCCATGCACCGCCTCTTCGTCCAGGACTTCCACGACGCCGAGGCCACCTCCAACGTGGAACGCCTAACCACCCTCCAGCGCGAGCGCCGCCTCATCCGCGCCCGCACCGCCGACAACCCCCACCTCCCCCCGGGCTTCATCGACACCCTCAAGTCCACCTACCCCCCACAACTCCTGGCCTCCTACCTCGAAGGCCAATTCGCCAACCTCGAAAACACCACCGTCTACTCCTACTTCGACCGCGACACCCACTGGTGCGACACCGAAATCGAACCCGACGACCGCCTCTTCGTCGGCTGCGACTTCAACATCAACGCCGTCTTCACCGAAATCCTCGTCCGCCGCGACTCCGAGTTCCACGTCGTCGCCGAGCACCACCCCAAAGACACCCCCACGATGGTTCGCCTCCTCCAAGACACCTACAAATCCCACTTCAAGGCCGGCGAAATCGTCATCATCCCCGACGCTGCCTCCCGCCACCGCAGCACCACCAACGCCGCCGAATCCGACCTCTCCATCCTCCGCAAAGCCGGCTTCTCCATCAAGAACCAGCTCGCCAACCCCCCAATCGAGGACCGCGTGAACTGCGTCAACATGCTCCTCCTCGCCAACCGCCTCCGCGTCCACAACCGCTGCCGCTACCTCATCCGCGCCCTCGAACAACAAGCCTACGACTCAAGTGGAAAGCCCGCCAAAGGCCGCGGCGGCCTCGACGACCCCTCCGGCCCCATCGACGCCCTCGGCTACGCCGCCTACAAACTCGCCCCCCTCCGCCGCTACGCCACCGGCTCCAGCAGCTTCCCCACCTACTGAGCGCTACACTAATAGAAGACCACCAACCGCTTATCCCGTGGATACAATGAGACCCTGCGTCTTCGTACCATGCCTGGTCCTAGCAATTTTTGCTGGACAGGTCATAGCATTCTTTGGCTCTCGCTACTTGGCTTGTGTGGACGTGTACGGCCTCCAACTCTGCACCGAGTACATCACCGAGCGCCTGCCACGGAGAAAGCCGTGACCCCGCCCTCCGTCCTCGTCGCCTGCGAATATAGCGGCCGTGTCCGCGACGCCTTCACCGCCTTCGGGTGGGACGCATGGAGCTGCGACCTCCTGCCCACAGACTCCCCCGGGAATCACCACCTAGGCCCTGTCGAGGAGATTCTGCACCGCGGGTGGGACCTGATGATCGCCCACCCGCCCTGCACCCACCTCGCCGTAAGCGGCGCCCGCTGGTTCAAGGACAAACAGCAGGAGCAGTCACAGGCCTTGGCGTTTGTCCGCCTTCTTCTCGACGCCCCTATTCAGCACATCGCCCTAGAGAACCCCGTCTCAGTAATCTCAAGCCGTATCAGAAAGCCGTCCCAGATCATCCAGCCCTGGCAATTTGGCCACGGCGAAACCAAAGCCACCTGTCTCTGGCTCAAGAACCTCCCCCTCCTCACTCCCACCAACATCGTCGAGGGCCGCGAAGCCAAGGTCCATCGCATGTCCCCCGGCCCAGACCGATGGAAAGAGCGCAGCCGCACCTACACCGGCATCGCCTCAGCCATGGCCAACCAGTGGGCGCCCTACATTGAGAGCATCCTCGCTACCTGACCATGCCCCTCAAACGTGGCACGTCCAACAAGACCGTCAGCAGCAACGTCCGCAAACTCATGGACGAGGGCTACACCCAAAAGCAGGCCGTAGCCATCGCCCTCTCGAAGCGGGGCAAGCGGGGCAAGCCCCGCGACAAGGACAGCCACAAGGGCAAAGATCGGGACAGGAAGTAGCAGTCCTCTGGAAAACTAGGGCAGTACCGCCTCTGCGTGGATCGTGAGCGACAACAGCAGCTACCCCGTCGCCGCCGCCATCCCCGCAGCCCCGGCCTACACCCTCCCGCTCCCATCGGGCGTCAACGACACCGACCCCTCGAAGCGCTCCCAACTCGTCCAAACGATGGAGCCCGACTGGGCCCCCATCGACCTCTGCGTCGGCGGCACCACCGCGCTGCGCGCCAACAGCCTCACCTACATCCCCAAGGAACCCCGCGAGGACGACGCCGCCTACAACCGCCGCATCTTCCACGCCACCCTCCCACCCTTCCTGACCCGCCTCGCCTCTCAAGCCGCGGGCGTCATCCTCCGCAAAGGCATCCAGATCGAAGGCGACGACTACTGGACCACCTGGGCCAAGGACGTAACCGGCGACGGCACCACCCTCGACGAATACGCCCGCACCAAACTCATCACCGCCTTCCTCTACGGCCACCACAGCACCATCGTCGATTTCCCCGACACCGCCCCCGCCTCCAACCTCGCCGAAGAACGCGCCCAAGCCCGCACCCCCTACCTCGTCCCCATCACCCCCAAACAAATCCTGGGGTGGCGCACCTCCGGCACCAGCTGGTCGAGCGCCCTCTCCCAAGTCCGCATCCGCGAAACCGTAATCCTCACCGAAGACCTCGGCCGCTTCGGCGAGGAAATCACCGATCAAATCCGCGTCCTCGAACCCGGCCGCTACGAACTCTGGCGCCCCAAAACCCCCCGCACCAACCTCCCCCCAAACAACCAAATCCCCGGCCCCACCTCCTGGGAGATTTACAAATCCGGCACAACCAGCCTAGGTCGGATCCCCCTCGTCACCGTCTACGCCAACCGCCGCGGCAACCTCCTCAGCACCCCACCCCTCCTCGAAATCGCCCATCTCGTCATCGCCTACGCGCAGCGCTTCTGCGACTACCACCACTCCATCCACGTCGGCGCCTCCCCCATCCTCACCCTCCTCGGCTTCGACGACACCGAACTCAAAGATGGGGAGGCCGGCCTCTCCGTCAACAACGCCGTCCTCCTCCCCATCGGCGGCGACGCCAAGTACGTCGAGCCCACGTCGGACGCCTTCGACGCCCAGCTCAAGTGCCTCGCCGCCCTCGAAGATCAAATCTCCCGCCTCGGCATCAACACGCTCACACAACAAAACTTAACAAACGCAGCCGCCGAGTCCCGCCGCCTCGACCGCATCGACAACGACTCGATCATGGCGGTCATCGCCGGTGACCTCGAACGCGCCATCCGCGAAATCTTCGACATCGCCTCCGCCTACGTCGGAATCGAACCCCCCGAAATCTCCATCCCCCGCGACTACGAAAACCGCCTCCTCGACGGCAACCAAGTCACCGCCTACCTGCAACTCTTCATGCAGAAGGCGATCAGCCACAAGACCCTCATCACCATCCTCCGCGATGGTGAGGTCCTCCCCGCCAGCCTCGACCCCGACGACGAAATCTCCGCCGTCCAAGAAATGCTCGAAGAGCAACTCGCCATGAACCGCCTCGGCCTCCCCGACTTCCCGGGTGGTGCGGACCTCGCCTTCCAGAACGCCGGCCAAGGCGAGTCCCTGAACAGCCAGACCCTCCCCACCCCCATGCGCCCCGGCCGCAACGCCGACTAGCGCTGCGCTAACCCCCACCACCCATGACCGAGCAGGAACTTCTCACCGCCCTCGCCCGCGCCCTCACCCGCCGCGAGGACCTGCTGCGCTCCGAACTCCGCCCCCAACTCCTCGAACTCATCCTCCGCATCCGCGCCCTCCTCCTGCAATCGTTCGCCCCCACCGCCTCCGCCCCCCTCCGCAGCTTCCTCTACGCCCAACTCCGCCCCGAGATCCTCGCCCTCATCCAACCCTTCACCAACACTTACTAC